GTGTAAGTACCAACTTTACGGTTAAGGATAAGCTGATATGCAGCCGCTTGTACAGCAGGTGCTCCACCATTAAGCTCATCCAAGAACAAAAAGATAGTATCATATTGTGCGGCAAGTTCTTCACTAGGAAGTTCTGTAGGCGGCGCCCATTTCATAGTGTTATCATTTGCACTATAGTAAGGGATACCTTTGATATCAGTTGGTTCCCAAAGTGGTAACCGCACGTCAATCAATAGACTGTTTGCATATTCATTACAAACACCAGCGATTAGATCTGATTTACCAATTCCTGGAGGCCCCCAAATCATCATAGGACGTTTCTTTTTAGCATGATGTTTTACATACTTACGGGCTTCACTTAAACGTACTGTACGACTTGATGTTTCGGTCATTGCCATGATATGGGCTCCTTTTGTTTAACTTATACTTGTAGTTTACAGTAAGACGTCTTGCTTGTCAACTGTTTTTTCTCTTAATTCTTCACTTTTTTCTAACATTGTATAAAGTTCTAGAATTTCATCTGTGCTTACATTTCCACGTCCGCCTGTAAATGAGCGATACCATTTGGTTGCTGTTGCAATAGTTTGTGGATCAGCTATTTTTTTACGGCCACGTACAAATTCTTGACTTAGTTCTTCTAACTTAAAATTTACCATTACTACTCTCCAGATTTTTCAATAACTATTTCACCGTCGGATTGAGTAGTAACTTTGATATATCGTCCTTTTTCTAACATTGATAAAGTACCGTCAACACCAAGTTCTAAACCTGTACGTTTTCCCATACTGTATCCAACACCTGTAAATATTAATGCTGTAGCTAGTAACCATATTTCCATCATCATTAGGCAATCCTCCTGTGCTTTACTTATATAGTATAGTGTTTATACCAGGGATTGTCAAGTAGTTTTTTAAATTTTTAGCTGGAGACGCTGGCAATCCAATTTTCATATCCTCCAACGAGTTTCATTATGACACTGTCATCTTCGCTGAATAATACTATTTGTTTATTGGATAGATAATATGGCCATTGCATTTCTGCGTCTAATGCAAGGATATGTTTTACTTTAACTTTGATTTCTTTTTCAATTGGATATGGGTAGCAGTCAAATTCGTTTTTTAACAGTTCATATCCAAGTCTAGTAAGGCGTAGTCCTTTTCCAGTGGTATTGTAGAATAAATCACGTGGGCGCATATCAACGCCCTTACCGTATTTGTCTGTTAAGTAGGTTACTATTTGATCATGTATCGATGTCGTCTTCGTCAATTACTTCGCCCTGAGTTAGCTTAACTACAGTAAAGTCTTTACATTTGAACATTTTGTTCATACGTTCTGCTAAGTTAAATGCATGACCACTATTACTAAAGCTAACCTTCTTGTATTTTGGGCCTGGATAATTTACTAAACTATTAAGGCTCCGTAAGTTAATGGGCTTATCTTGATAAAATACTGCATATATTGCATCTGCATGCAATATCTGTTCACTACGATAAGTCTTACTATCAGTATGCTCTAAAATTATTGTTGGTTTTGGTCTAGCCATGTGATCTCCTACGTTGTCTATATGTATTTATATTAACAACGTAGTTTACATGTGGTTATAGTTTTTCTTTTTCTACATTTGGATCGTAGAATATATCAACATCACTGCCATTCATAACAAGACAACTCATAGTGTCTGCTTGTCCAAATGAGATAGTAATACTAAAACTTCTGTTATCTTCACTATGCCAGAATAACATTTGACCTCGTACTGGTTCGCCATTGGGTCTAATCACTTGGCCCATGCCCAATGCTATTGGATTTTCTTTATATTTTTCTGTTAGTAAAGCAATAGTAAATTCACTTGGGCCACACTGAATTAAAACTGGTAGAGATATTGATGGTGGATCCTGTGTTTGTTGTGCAATTACACTATTGGGGAATAGAAATATTGTTGTTATTACTGCTAGTAGTTTCTTCATATCGTTTCCTTTTCATTGCCAAATTGACATCTTCTTCTGTCTTAAACGGACCGATAAAAGGATACGATTTTAAAGTTTTTAATCGCGGGCAGTGTGCCGAACTCCATTTGATAGATGGAAAATAAATTGCATAGTAACCTGCCGCAAAATAATTGCTACTTGTTTTTGTTTTTGTATAAACAGGTATGTTTTCCTCAGTCCTTACATTGAATACTTCTTCGCAGTTAGTTGTATAGCCGTATACATCCACAAAGACACTTTTCGTTGTACTAGTATTTACTGTTTTAAACTCATTTTTGAACTCTTTTTCAGTATATGATAAGGTCTTTTTAGTATCATTATTAAAGTATACATATTGCGAACCAGTGAACTTTACAGTGCCAACATTGGTACCGTTAAGCTCAATGATCCAGAACTTGTCCTTAATAATATTTTTAGCTGTAAACTTATGCATAACCTGCATTCAAATATGTTGCATGGTCAGTTGGGTTTTCACTAATTTTTTGTAAGTCATACTTTCCACAAAATTTCATAAATTTAATACCAACTTGTCCAGTTGGAGTCTTGTTAACTTGTTCAACAATTGCTTCATCAAGTGCCACCTTAATATTATCAGGCTGGGCTGTTAAATCAATTAGTTCACGATTACGTTGATAATCTTCTAATACTCTATGCTCAACACCATCATGATCTGTCCAACGCTGTAACATAAAGTTATTCCAATCAAAGCCCTTGTTGTCTTTATCAGCAAATGCTTCTTGTATACCTATTTTGTTTTTAGTACCTTTTTTACGCACACCAGGATATGCACTAAAGATGTTATCACTAGTATCCCCACGCACACACTTTTCAAACAACAAGTATTCAGGATCACCAATTTGCTTCTGTTCCTTAGTTTTCTTGTCTATAACAGGTTTACCCTTGTCATTAACAATGCCGTCTATCTTAATATGTTGATTACTAATACCATTATATTGAGTAACAGTTTCACTAAGCAACTGATAAAAGTCACTATCACTACTGATAATAACATGTTCATCATTAGGATGATTCTGTATCCAACGAGCAATAAAGTCATCTGCTTCACACTGTTGATGTTGCAGTACTGTACAGTTTGTCTTCTGATCAATAAAGTCTTTAAAGTCATCAAATGCTTGCCAAAAAGCACGATCTTCTTCTACTTCAGCTTCAGTAAGAGCTTCACGTGCAACCGCACGATTTGCTTTATATGGAATGTAATGATCCTTACGCCAACTACGTCCCTCTAAACAAAACACAACATGACTGCCGTTAAAGTCTTTGTAGGCTTTATTAATTGCACTAAACATAATATGGTATGCCATACCAATTTTAGTATCAATATCACTGCCACGCACCACATGGCGGGCTCGGAAAAACATGTTTGCAGTATCTACTAGTATATAAGTCATTTGTTCCTTATCTCGTTTATTAGTTTCATAGCTTCAGGATATTCATCTTGTAAATCTACCCACAAGTCGATATCTCTCAGCAGTTCCATTTCTAATTGTACAGCATGTTGGGCAAGTTTGTCAAATGAATTCTGCTCATACTCATAGAAATATTTCTGACTTTCTGGGGTCAGTTTATAACTGTGGCTTATACTCCACAAGTCGTTATTCGTTTTCTTGTGAGAACTCATCGCTTATAACTCCACGGCACAAATCATTAAACCATTGATCAACTACTTCTTCATCATTACGTCCACTGTATCCTGAATCATACAAACTTTGTACAAATTCATCATTCCAGTCTAGTTCAAAGAATCCAGTACTAGGATCTTTGGGATCAGCCATTGATACATTGATAACTTTGACCCAAGGTTCGTTATCAATATTTGCTATCTCTTTTTCGAGTCTTTGATCTTTGAATCTTAATTTAGCAAATTGCTTTTTTAAAAATTTCATTTTACCTCCGGAGGCATTGTAAACAGAGCGTTAACTCCATCAGTTGTTGGCTTACGTGCAAATGCACACCATTTAATTACTGCCTTGTCTTTGTGAAATGTTTCACAATATTCTCTAAAACTTGTACCAGTTGTGTATACATCGTCTGCAATCAAAATTGGATCTTGTGGATTACCGCTTGCATATTTGTTTAGTGCATCGCCTAGTGAAACACCACCACGTGGAATACCTTCTGCTTTATAAAATGGTTCTGTTTGGTAATCCATAATCATACGGGCCAACCCCTCCCACCATTCTGGGCGTATAGCATCGCACTCAATCTTCCAAGCTAGTGGAAGTCCAGCATGACTTGTAAAGTCGCCTACCTCAAATAAATCTGCACCAGTTCTAAATACCATTACCATCCTGCCTTTCGTATTCTATCTTGATCGATAGTTGCTTTCATTGCCTTTTCGTGCTGAGCGTTCTTATATTTACTAAGTTCCCCAGGCATTTCCGAATAAGCTGATATGGAGTCTGGGGGTAAATCGCCATCCTTCTGCCATACACGCTTCAGCCACGTCTTTAACGTTGAGGGTGTATTCTTCACTGCGACCGCCCATTGGCATAAGATATACCGGACATTCCACCCCGGCACTTCTGTAAGCGTCCACAGCCTTTTTAACTTCTGCGAAATCATCTTGAGTAGCGACAACAAACTTGAGATAAAGTTCGCTATCAGTAACACAAGTATACTCACGAGCAACATCAGGTTTAATAGCAGTTTCCCAAGGTTCTCCGCTAACACTAAGTTTCGGGGAACAACTCCAAGTGACTGTAATCCTGTCGCTGTTGTTGAGATATGTGTAGAGATCGTCGTGTAGATATTGTGTAGTGTTTGTTTCAAATGTAACATTTTTAAGATCCTGCATACGTGGATGTTCAAATAACTCAACGTACAGTCGTTGCCACGCCAACAACGGTTCGCCACCTGTCATAATCAAGTGTACATCTTGACCATTATCTTGTACCCACTTACCGTTAGGAGTAAGTGAAAGCAAATGTTCAACAACTTCATCAACTGTTGCTTGCCTATTAAAATGTTTAAATTCAGGATAGATACTTGCATATGTATCACAACCTGTGTGTATGATAGGCAAATCCTCAAACTTTTCAGTGCTTTCGTGTACACCTGCGTCAAGTAATCCTTGTACTTCAGCATTATGAATAATGCCTGCTTTTTGTTTTTCGTCACGCATTGGCTCATTTTTTAAACCAAAATTCATACAACGGAAGTTACAACCAAATGTACGTAAGAATACACTGGGTACTCCTACAAACTTGCCTTCGCCCTGTACACTATAAAATGCTTCGCTATAACGTAGCTTCATATTATGAATGTCCTTTACTAATATTCTTTACTATAATACACATATTTAGACCAAATGTCAATCAGTTTTCTTCCGTATGGACCAAGCGCCATGATCTAGTTCTTCCCAAATCAAAGTGTCGCCTATGTCCCAACCAACTTGGTTGAGTGCATCTGCTGGAAACTCTATAAACAGTTCTTTTGTTTTTCCATTTTCTTGTACTTCAATAGTCCAACTATTAGTACCAGTTTGTGTATATTTCATTTACTCATGCTCGCCGCCAGCGCCACGCCCATTTCTACTAGTGAAAATATTTGGTTTACGTTTTGCTGTTTCAAATGTTGCTACTGTGATTGCAATTGCACCTAATAGCAATGCGTGTAGAATCATGCTAAAAATGCCTGCCCACATACTGCTTACAATAATAGCAAATACAATACACCACATCCATGCTAATACTTGCATGATCATATGCCTTGTACTAAAGTCGGGAATGTTACTCAGCGGATTCTTTTCATGATCCATTACTACGTTCCAACAGTTATATACCCATTCTCTCATTGATATTACCTTTCTAAAAGTTACTTTTAAAGGATAGTGAGCATCAACATCATCACGATATTCTATTGCATCGTTAACGTCATGAAACTTTTCAGACAACTTACGATCTTTAAACCATGCTGTTACTTTATACATTACTCACATACCCTTTTTCTTAGATCGCTAGTGCTAAATCTATGATTACGTTTGTTAAAGTGTATATCTATACCAAGTCTTTCGCAAATATCTTTGCCAGTGAACTCTTTATCTCTATACTCTTCTCCAATTACTCTAACATTAATATGGTACATTGTCAAGATATCTTCTAGATCTTGTTCAGTACCATATGGAATGATTTCGTCCACATACTCAATGCCTTTGAGTTGAGTATATCTCTCCACAATGGTCTGTACAGGAGGATTTTTATCAGTTCTATCTAGTGTTGGATCAGTTTGTAATCCAACTAATAGGTAGTCACAATTTTCTTTTGCTTCACGCAACATTTGTACATGCCCTGCATGTAATAAATCAAATGCTGATGCAGTAAATCCAACAATCATTCTGTTAACCTATACTCAAAATTTTGTGTAGTATTGTTGATGCCAATTTGTTTGGCACCATTACGTATGTGGAAATGTGTAGCCATTGGTGTTAAAGGTGACAGTGTTACCAGTTTTGATATGTCTGGATTTTGCCGCATCATTTCACCAACTTTACCTATAATCTCTTTACCAGCACCACGCTTACGGCTCCACACTGTGTAAGCAATTGCTGTATCAGCATCTTTTTTAAAGTGTGCATTTTGACTCATTAAGTCCAGCTCTTTAACGCTTGTAGGTACATCATTAGTATAAGCAATGCAAATGATACCTTCGATATCATCTTCATATTTTAGTCCGTATATTTTCCTACCATAACTGGTGCGCCATTCTACATCAAGTTCTGGTCTTACTGGATCTTCACTAACGTCAATGTTGTCTAATTCAACTAGTTCAGTTACTTTTACCCATTTAAAAAAGTTATCTAATGTTGTTTTAAACTTTTCTACTCTACTGTGCATCTCTTGCTGGCCCTATAAGTTTATCTACGTTATTTTCTATCATTTCTTCTTTAACATCATAAACTTGTTCACGTTTAATCATATCAATGATAGTGTTTGTTAAATCAACTTCAGCACGTAAGAATCCAATTTTACGATTGAGTTCAGCAAGTTCTTTCATATAAAATTCAAGTTCTTGTTCTTTACGTAGCTTTTGTTCAATAAAATCAGTGATTAATATTAGTTTCTGTTCTGCCTTATTGTTCAACTGTTTTTTCCTCGTCACTTATATTGATATAGTGATGTGCATACGCACGTGATCGGACCTTTTTAATTGTTTGCATATGGGCATCTGCTTCTTTGTATGTACCAAACGAAGCAACTACGATTTCGTTTTCGATCCTCGGTGTATAAACTACTTGATATTTCATAAATTATTTACCTTTTATTTGATTAATATTTGAAGTACTTTTTAAGCATCCGCATTTTTTGCAGTGTATTATACGTACTTCATATGTGTGGTTACCTATTGTTATAAGTTGTATGTGCTGACATGTTTCCATGCTAACACAACAACCACTAATCTGCATCCGCTTGTTCCGCTTCCCATTTTAGACTTTCGTCATAATCTTCCCAACAGTCGTTCCATTGCTCTTGTCCTTCATCGAGATGTGGATCTTCCCATCGTTTGTTGAACCAGGCTACGTGTGCATAATAACCTTTACCACGACTATCGCACCAATCATATTCGCAGTCGTATTCTTTTTTATCATAAAATAATCGTTCTACCATTTCTCCATGGTCAGTTTCAACAATACTAACAGCTACTTTTTTGGGATCAAATTCTTCATCGTCAGCTAGTTCAATTGTCCAACCACCAAAATCACCTTTTTCGCTACTGTAAAAAACAAGTACAGGCACACTATCATCATCTTCACCAGTTGCACGTTCATCTTGTGTATACATTTCACGACCATATAACTGATGTGGTTCCAACTCAATAGCTTCGTCCCATTCATATTCAGGCTGTCCGTGTTCACCTTCAGTCATTGGAAATGCCATAAGCTCTAGTCCATTTGAACTACTTTCATGATGAATGTCATCACAATCATGCCAAGCGTTCCATTCTTCGTCTTGAGGATAAATTGCAGGACTATCCGAATCAAATCCTTCTTCTTCCTCAGGTGTACCATCCCAGGACTCTAGCGCCATTAGATGTTCAACAAGACGACTGTCGCCTTCTTCTTTAACAATAGACTGCCAGTATTCTACAAACTCTGGCGTCACTGTACCGATAGTCATTTCACCGCCGTAATTACTGCCACGGATATAAATTTGTTTAGACATTTAATTCTCCATAAATTTTATTGTGTTTGTATTAAGTAGATCCATTAGTTTACGTCTTGCTTGTGTTCTAGTTTTTGCTGGAACCCATGCAGTACCATAACCCAATTGATCCTGTGGGTCTTTGAATAGCTCAAGTGCAATATCACAACCCTTTTGTTTTCTCATTCGTATTTGTGGCGGTGTAGTAAAGCTAAGTTGATATACTTTTTCACGTGCCTCAAATTTAAGAATGTCAGCCATTTTTTTATTCGTATGGATATACTAACCACACGTCCTCTTCTGCTTTGTTAACTTCGTCCCAATGGTATTTTACCAATTCAAAGTTACTGCTAAGATTTTCTGTCATTGCAGCAAATCGAACATTGTTACCAAATACGTTATTCCATCTAGGGTCATTGGGCAAACATCCTGCAGGCCAGTCTTTAGTAATCCAGTCAAATGTAGCACCTGTATCATTGATATCGTCTACAATTAAAATATTTTTACCTTCATATGCATCTTCTGCCATCCAACAGTTGCTTTCGCATCCATCTTCATTATCGTCCAGGTCACGTAATTTTACTTTTAGTGTTTCCATACGAATGCTTGCCATATGACTAATTAAAACTGCTAGTGGTAGTCCGCCACGTGTAAGTCCTACAATGTAATCAGGGCGCCATTCGTCCTTGTACATTTGCATAATAATTGATTGAGCAGCACGGTCTGTATCGCTCCAAGTGTAGTATTTTTTAGGTATATTCATGTTGTTAACTTTTCTGCTATCCAAATTTCATCTATTAGTGTACCCAGTTCAGGATACTTGTCTACAAGTTCTGTATTCTTTAATTCTAGCAATAAATCCCGGTGTTTGTCAAGTAAAATTTCACGATCTAATTGTCTATTTTTCCAAATCATCCAATCGTAATATCTTTCGGGTTCTGCATGATCTCTCATTGTGTGATCCTTAGAAAAAAGGCAGGAGAATTAATCCCCTGCCTATTTGGTTATACTGCAATAAAGTAAATTACACTAATTACTGCAATAGCAATACTACCTTTGTTAAGGTCTGCCATGCGTCCACTTAGTACTTTTGTTACTGCATACGCAATAAACCCAATTGCAATACCATGTGCAATACTAAATGTTAACGGCATTAGAACCGCCGCCAATACTGCTGGTGCATACTCCGTTACATCGTCCCATGCAATATCTGCAATGTTACGCAAGAAATATGTAGCAATAAAGATAAGTGCTGGAGCCGTAGCATAAGCTGGAATGCTTTGTGCTAGTGGTGCCAAGAACAAACAAGCACCAAACAAGACAGCTACAACAACAGCCGTTAAGCCTGTTTTACCACCTTCTTTAATACCCGCTCCACTTTCAATATATGAAGTAGTGTTTGATGTACCTACTAATGCACCTGCTGTTGTAGCAACAGAGTCTGCAAGTAATGCACGATCAATTTGTTCAACTTCTCCATCTTCATTAACTTTTCCTGTTAAGTTAGCTACACTTGTTAGTGTACCTGCTGTATCAAAAAAGTCAACAAACAAGAATGCAAATGCTGTTCCAATGAAACCTGCTGTAAACAGCATGCTAAAGTCTAAGCTAAATGCATGTTCAGGACTAGGAATAGCACCTGCTACACCATTTAGATCCTGTAATCCTGTTACCCACGCAATAAGTGATACTGCAAGGATACCCAAGATAATTGCACCTGGAATTTTACGTTTATCAAGTGCCGCCATAATAACAAAGCCTACGCCTGTTAATAGTACTGGCCAACTTGTAACATCGCCAAGTCCAACTAATGTTGCAGGGTTGTCAACAACAATGCCTGCATTTTTAAGACCAATAATAGCAAGGAACAAGCCAATACCTGCGCCTACACCAAGTTTCATACTTCGTGGAATACTATTAATGATGTACTTACGTGCTGGTGTTACACTTAATCCAATAAACACAATACCTGCAACAAATACTGCCGCTAGTGCTTGTTGGTATGTATACCCCATGCCAAAAATTACACCAAAAGTAAAGAACGCATTAAGTCCCATACCCGGTGCTAGTGCTACAGGCCAATTTGCCCATAGTCCCATAATCAATGTGCCTACTACTGCCGCCAAGATTGTTGCTGTAAATACAGCACCAAATCCCATGCCACTACCTTCTGTAGATAGGATAGCTGGGTTGACTACAGTGATATAAGCCATTGTGAGAAAGGTTGCTAAACCAGCCATTACTTCTGTACGTACAGTAGTTCCAGCTTTTGACAACCCGAATAGTTTTTCTAACATATTTCTTCTCCTGTTAGTTTCAGTTTAACGTGGTGCAAATTCTTGTTGCAACTTAATGTTGTCAAAGAATTCTTGTTTGCATCCTGGATCATTATGAAAGCTACCTTCCAATACAGTAGTTTGTGTTAAACTACTATGAGCCATAATGCCTCTGTTTTCACAACATCCATGTGTTGCTTGAATATAAACACCAACATTCTTACTGCCTGTTGAGTTCATTATTTCACGAGCGATATCGTTTGCAAGTTCTTCTTGCAACGTACCACGTCTAGCGCACCACTGTGCTATACGTGTGTACTTACTTAGCCCGATCAATTTCTCTGCCGCGATAATACCTATATATGCGACACCAGTTACTGGTTGATGATGATGTGAACACATGCTTTTGAGTTCACTACGCACAACCAGCATACCTTTATACCCGTCATCGCCTTGATTAGGAAATGCTGTGGCATTTGGCATTGGATCATAACGTCCAGCCATTAGCTCTTTGATATACATCTTTGCCAAACGGCGACCTGTATCCATGCTATTGGGATCTGTTTTACGATCAATGACTAAACCATCAAGTACATCTTCAAACTTAGTTGTAAGTTCTTCAATTAACCGTTGTTTGTCACCATCTTCTAATACTTCGCTGATGTTGTCACCAGCCCAGTATCTCATACCTTTATCTTCAAGGCGCTGTTTAATTAGTCCGGAAGTCTTTGTCATATACTATGTTCCTTATTTTAATATATTATCAATCATAACATTACAATTCAAATAATCTTTGATTAAAATGTCCTGTTGTTGTTTTAATTGCTCCTTGTACTTGTCTGCATTATCCAATCTGTCAGATATAAATGCAACCAAATCTTCTTTATGTTTTTTGTATTGTTCAATGCTAGATGTCCATTCAGTTGGATACTTGAATGCAGGCAAATACATTTCACTATAACTAGCACGATCTGGTACAATAGGCACGGCTCCAGTAAGTACTGCTTCCATAACACTAATGCCCAGATTTTCGTGTAATGCACAACTAAATATTGCTTTACTTTCTCCCATTGTAGCATAGTACGCTTCTTTGTCAAGATTCATCTTTTGTGTAATAATCATGTCAAAATGCTGTTCTAACGCTAAAGCAATGTCTGGTTGTTTATCATCATTCCACCTATGCGGCCACATAACGCTCCGCCTTTTAGGTGTATTCTGATATTTTACTAGATGTTTAACAATGAGTTCATGTGGCTGTCCGCTACGTATTGCTCTTGTTTGATCTTCTAGTGGGATGTCTAAGTTACGCAAAAACATATCCTTGTGGAAGTTTGTTGCGTAATAATTGTAATCACTACTGTAATACCAGCTCTTCTCAACATGTGAGGGCCAAGGCTTACTCATTTTGTAGCCAAGTAT